CGATTAACAATTTCTAAATTCTCGTAAAACTGCTCATAGTTTGCAGTAAACTCACGAGATGACTCACTTGTTTGGCCCAGGTATTGTTGAATTGGATTCAACTTTTCCAAGTCGGCTTCTTCTTTTTTCTGCCCTCCGCCGAATATGTTGTTATACCAAGCCATGCTTTCCTCTTTGAATCTCTACCCAGCGCTGCTGCTTTGGGGCTGAGTGCAGGGTGGGATTCCGCCCATAAATAGAATGTAATTTTAAATGGTGCGTATGACAGAGAGTTACAGTATAATCGTAAAGCTCTTCAATATGTTCATTAATAAATTCATCGCGAAACTCTCTTATATCCTGTAAATCGTATCCTACTTCTTCGACCCACTTGTACAGGAGGGGACTTAAGCTATAGTAATGATGAAAGTCTAACTCTGTTTCCTTTCCGCAAATATAGCACTCGGTTCCTTTTTCGTACCTTGCTTTTGCTTTGTCCCGAATGTACTTTACGGGATCTCGTTTCAGCTCTTTCATCTTTGAATCTATTACTTTTTATTACCGAAATTATATCCCGAGGGAACTAAATTGTCAACTACTATTTTTGAGTTGGTTAAAATTAGAAACTAGTAACTGAGGTTTCAAACGAATATAATGCATATCGAAGTGCATCTGCCATGTGTGATGCCATATTGTGTTTTGGCTTTTCTCTTGCTAGATTTGGGTTTGGATCCCATTGATACTGATCTAATGACATTAAAGAGTGCTTACATTTTTGATCGACATATAACAAGTCATTATCAACAATACCAGCGACATGAGCAATGCCATCCAGTACAGACTTTTTAGCATTAACTGTTGTAATGTCATAGTTCTGAGCAAAGTCAAATCGAGTTTGCTGAGCCGCTGAATCAATATAGATGTAGTCAATGTCCCATTTTTCCATAAGCCTGCGAATTTCGACAGCATGTTGTTCTGTTGTTCGTTCTGCATCTAAGTATTCATCCAACAAGTAGTAAACTTTTTCGTCCCAATTATATGCAATCACACAAAAAGCAGTAGGGTCTCTATAGCCTACGTCTAAGCCTGCGAATATGTCAAATCCTTTAAGTTCGAGTTCTTGGTTATCTGCGATACACTTTTCGTGATTGAAATTCCATATCTGGCCTTCATAAGTATTAAAGTCAGCTTCATATTCCTGTCGAAATTCGGCTTCGGACATACTTTTCCGAGCTTCATCAATGTCTGTTTCAGACATTCTCGGATTGTCACGGAAAGTTGCTCTGATTGATGCCCATTCTGGAAATTCATTTGAGAACCCTCTGTTAAAAAATTCTGCGAACCAATTGTTCTTACCTCGAGGAGTAGATATAAAAAGTGCTTTTGAGTTGTCTTTGTCAAGAGTCGGTCGAAGAGCTACATTAAAAGCTTCTTTACCGTCAGCAAGTGCTGCCTCATCAAAAATAATCAGATCGTAACTTCTACCCACGCAAGAATCAACCTGATTAATAGATCCCATACGTATAGTAGACCCATTAGTCAGTTCAATTACTTTATCTTTTGCGTTATCTTTTGCTACCTCTAAGTCAAAATGCTTAATAAGTTGACGCTGTAAATCGAAAGAAATCTGAGACAAGGCATAGTTCGGAGACATAATTAAGATATGAGAGTTGGGTACTAATGATACTAATTGCCCAATTATGTTCGCGATGTATGTTTTGCCCTGCCTTCTTGAAATTGCTGCTGAGACAAAGCGATATTTGTCATTATTTATCGCGTTAATGATCGCCTTTTGAGACGGTAGAGGTTCAATGCCGAGTAGTTCTAAATAAGGATCTACTGGTAGCTTTAGAAACCTTGTCTCAGATTGTAAATCGATAATCTTTTCAGAAGGAACATCCCTTCTGCTTACTTCAACTGCCATAAGTTACTGCTCTACTTTTGTTGCATCTCGATAGTAAATAATTATTTCTTTTTGTTGCCGAATATATCTACGCAGCTCTTGAAGATTATATGCCATATTCTCATAGTCTTGAGGAGTCATTCCAAAAATTACAAATGTACCATCCTGCATTTTTGAAATTTTTTCAAACTGCTCTTCGAGATTTTTTTCTGTCACTACAAAAAATTCTACATCTTGTAAATCTATTCTTTTAGGGAGCTGAGGCTGATAGATTTCCAGTGTTTTATATTCTGTAACTGTTTTTATAACAGGTTCGGGGGTTGGTAGAGGGTCATTTTTCAAAAAAGAACAACCAGATAAAAATGCTATTATTAAAAAACTAGTTGCTATCCGCATTTTCCACCTCTATACTGTCATTTTCTATTGCTTCAAAAACTTTTTTTGTGCCGTTATTGATTCTTGGCTCTACAAGACCTGGCTTGGCTCTTGCTAATCGAGTAAGATCGTGTCGCTTGAAGATGGATAAATAATCATCCATCTCTGCTTGCATTTCTGTATTTTTTTCTGTTAGCTTTCCTACAGCCTCTAATTGTACTTGTAGATTTTGTTCTGCACGCTCCCTAGAAGCTGTTTCGGTTTCAAGAGCTGTTTCTAGTTTAGAAGTATTTTCTTTTAAAATTATTGCATTTGATTCTAATCTTGCTATTGTTGCTTCTGCTTTACTTACGGTTGTAGTATGGTATGCATATGCACCCCCTGCTACAACTAACATAAGGGGCATAGCTTTTATCATTCCTAACATTAGTATATCTTCCTTAAGTCATAGCCTACAGGATTTACAACTTTTATTTCGTGTTTTACTCCAAGCAAATCAACAAAAACGATATGTGTTGTAGTAATCTTTTTTATTTCTTTTGCTCTATAAGTTTTAGGGGCTCCAGATTCTATTCTTGATCCATCTTCTAAAAACTTTACTTCTCCCGGAAAGAAAACAGTAAGTTCCCATTCTTCCCGTATAAGTGTGCGCCACCAGTGTTTAATTTTAGACCAAATACCAACAGTAACAAGTTCTTCTTCTTGTTTTTGTTCAATTTTTTTATCAGTCATTTTTCCTATGCCTGTTCCAAGCAACGAAGCCAAAGAGTCGTAAAGACCAGTAGGCTAAGTAATTTAATAGTTTGAACCCATTTTGTTCGATGCAAATATCTCGAAAAATTGAGTCCATTTCTTTTTGATTTCTTTTTACTGCTTCTCCATTGTCAGCAATTGTAAGCTCGCCGTACTTATAGCCATAGTCATGTACTAAACCTCCCATGAGCAGAACTCCGGTAGGAGAAAGCCACATAGCAAGAAACTTTGGCACAGAAGCACCGTCAAACTCAAAACCTTTTTCAATAATATACTCTTCACCGTCCAAGAAATAGTAAAAATCTTCTGCAAGTTGCCAGCGACGAACTCCTGTGAGCCACATCCATATTGCTTTCCAGAATCCTTTATCAGCGGTACAAATTTTAATAGGCTTCATTACAGGCATTTCCATATACTCAAAGCCTACACGATTCTCTCCTTGACCATCAAACTTACTAATTAAAAACCCAATAATTATAAGCACTCCAACAACCACAGGCTGCCAAAATGTTACCATAAGATCCGTAATCACTTTTTACTCCAAGCTTGAGCCCCAAAGAATGCCGCAACTAAACCAGCTACAGCCACAAAATAGGTCGGGGCCATGTCTCCAAGGACATCTGCAGCATGCTCATATCCAGCAACTTGAGCACCAACAACAGCGAAAGGGTATACCAACATACCAAGCAAAGCAAACCAAGCCATATTCCTTTGGGCATCTCGCATTGCATCGGCATCTTCTAGCTCCTTTCTACGAAACTCTAATTCCATTTCGTACTCTTGTTTGGACAAATGGCCGTCACCATTTATGTCCATTTTTTGAACGACTTCTTTATCGGCTGTGACTACTTCTTCTTCTGCCATTACCACTTCACCTTATTTGCCCAGTAAGCCGCGCTCATTTTTCCACGAGCTATATTCTTACGGTGCCGGGCCTTGAAAGAGGCGCGTTTCTTTTTCATGCGCTCGCTTTCTCCCGCTTTTGGTTTTCCTGCGGTTTTTGCACCCTGCTGCCCAAAGCGAATAGTCTTAATTTTACTACCTACTTTTGCCACAACTATATGTGACTTTTTTGGGTGGCTGGGAGTACGCTTGGGTTTGTTATACCCGGATACTCCCGCACGCTTTAAACGAGAATCTCTCTTTTTACTTTTTCTTTTTGCGGCCACTTGTTTTCTTCTTGCCTAATTCTACTCGTCGTTTAATTAGGGATCGAGGTACAGTTTTACCTTCCTTATAAAGTTTTGATATTCTCTTAATAAGTCTTGCAAGCTCTGCTCGTCTACTTCCTGCAGTGCCGCTCAAATACTTTTTTGGAATACCAGTTTTCTTATCTTTTGGTACGCTTTTTCGTCGTTTTCTTTTTGCCACGAGTACTCCTCTTGATATCATTATCTTGGGAGTGCCCTCCTTTAATAAAGGAGTTTACTCGACCCATGGCCCAAGCTGCCATAGATGCTCCTGATCTTGAACCAGAGGACAAAAAAGCGCCTTGGCCTCTTCGGTACACTCTTGATAGCTGGCCAAGAGTATATCTACTATTCTTTGCTTTACGAGCTAGAGTAGCTTTTGTAGAAGCACTTAAAGGTTTTGCTTTTCTTTTAGGTGCTGCTTTTCGCTTAGTACTTTTTCTTTTTCTTACGGCCACGCTTCTTTTTCCTCTTGTGCTTATGGGCAGAGTCTTTCATCAACTTGCCGCCAGGCATAAAGTGATAGCCTTTAGGAGCCTTTCGTCCCTTGTAAGTTTTGCGCAGGCTCATTTGTCATTTAAATCTACTAAGTAATGTCCCCACTTAGTCCATGCAACATGAGCAACCCATCCTATAACACAACCAATTAGTACGTCAATCATTTTTTCTTCTTACCTTTTTTCTTACGCTTTTTACCAGAATGATAAGGCACTATAGTCTCCTTTAGCTTGGCTCTGTAGGCCAATCAGAATCTTCAAGAAAAGGCCAATTACTATGAGTGGGTAAGTTTCGAAGAGCCGTTCGATAAGTTACCCAAGCAGAAGGAACTGCTTCTCCTGCTTCTAAAGCTTTTGTTACTGCCCAGTCGCTATCTGTTAGCTTAGCATTTCGTATGTCTCTTTGTTGTATAGCTAAAGCAATTGATTGCACCGCTCTATTCCTAGCAGTTATTTCATCTGCTGTAAGTTCACGAATATTACCTTCAGAATCTCTGAACTGATTAAGATGGGAAAATTCGCTTTCTACCCAATTTTCAGGATCTTCTACACTTATTGAGGTTACAAAAGCATATCCGTCTGAATCAAATTTTATAAATGACATTATCGATCTCCATATAATTTAGCGCAATCTTGCCACAGTACATAAGGATACGCTATTGCATTTGTAGCATTAACAGATGAGTTTCTTGCTGAACGAGCTGTTTGCATTGCGAATAGCATACGACCATCACAAATTATATCAGCATTAGTAAAAGTAGTATCTAGGCTGTAAAACCAGTTTGTATCTACGAAACGATAAGTAGTCGCATAGTGATGAGCACTTACAAGAACTACTATAACTGTTTTTCCTGCAGGAACTGTTACGTTCTGTGCACCCATGTCATAATTTTGGCTACTGCTATTATAAGTAGCTACGGATGTCCAAGACCCTCCCGTTACAGTAGAATATGCGGTACCACTAGAGTTTGTAGGAGTATAATACCCAAATGCTGCGCCACTATAGCCATCCCCATACGAGGATACTCTTGGATAAAATACGGCGGTTACATCTGAGCTTCCAATATTTCTAATTGGAAGCCCTCTAAACGTAAGCCCCGAATAGCTTGTTTG